CCTTGAAGGTAACAACACCAACCTGTGCTCCATTATTGACAACACCATCATTATACTGATTATTAAGATCAGCTGTTGGTTGTGTCTTAATGTAGAATGGGAAACCAGCAGAACTTACATGGAATTCATACTTTGCAGCTCTTTGGAGATAGATTTCTGGGTCATCGGTGTTCTGTGTGAAACCAATACCAGGAGGACTACCTGCTGTCAGATATCTAAAGGTATTTGAATTGACCTCTTCAATATTGAATTTCGTATATACTTCCGCATTATTAGCATCAAGAATATTATCTACTGTTACGTTTGTAAATCCGACAGTACCACCAGCAGAGATCTGACCCTGTAAATTTGTACCCTTGATATTACCAGTAACTTCAAGATCACCAAAAATATATGTGGCTGTCGTACCAGTTGACACTGGTCCAATGATATCAAGTGTATAAACAGGATTGGTTGAATTGATACCAATCTTTTTATCGGCTTTGACAGCAGACAAGAAGGTTCCACCTACACCAAGATCAAGTCCATCGGTGACAGTGACTATACCAGAAAATACGCCACGTTGTGCTGTGATGGTTGTTCCAACAGAAAGATTTGAACTTACCTCAGCATCGCCAATGACTACAAGTTTCTTATCAGCCTCAGTGGTTCCGATACCAACTTTACCTGTGCTATCGTCTGCATAGAGTAGGTTTTCGTTTACCTCTAAACCATTCTTTACGACAAAATCCTTATCGATTGCCATTTGGGTTCACTCTCCCCCAACTAAATTTTATTATTATTTATTACTTCGGTGCAACCAACTTATAAGCCAAAGATACTCTCAAACCATTAAAGTATCTTGACGGTGCATTTGCATGATGTAAAATTTTTGCGGGAAATAAAACTGCTCTGTTTGGTCTGACTCTCACTATTTTCTGTGATTCAACAATATTTTCATCAAGATCTTGACAAATCATTTTTGGATCTGGACAATCACAAAAAATTAATTCACCCGCCCACTGATAAATCCATTTTGTTGTCGGATAATATAAAAAGGTCACATCACCGTCATCGGGGTGTACATTTCCACTTTGTCCAGCAGTTTGTCCATTTGCATATATTCTTACAAAACCATAATCTTTATATTCATCACCAAGTTTATTGATAATTTTCTTAAAAATAAAGTTGGAAAAATATTCATCTTTCTCTAAGCCATCTATATGCCAAAACTTAACACAATTTGGCATGTGAGAACCTCCAGTCATTGACCATACTGGTCTTGTTGGATGAAGATATTCCCATATTTCTGAGTGAACCTCTTTACTAAAGAAATCATCAAAGATTTTAATTTTTTCAAAGTCCATGTGACGGTCCAATAAAATAACGAGCTTCTATACTTCTTTTATACACTGCATCGATACTATCATCTACACAGTATGAGAATGCAACTGAGGTTCTTAATTTATCTGTGTGAGCATTGGGGGAGGCACCCATATGATCGTAGTTTGCTGGAATTAAAACACCTCTATTTGGTATGTATGTAGTATATTTGTATTCTTTTTTGTCTTTATCATAAAATACAAATTCTCCTCCCCATTGAGTATTCCATTTATCCTCAGTAAATACGACAACTGTATAAGTACCTGGTTCAATAAAGTCAATATGAAATTGAGAACATTGACCACTTGTCTGCCCATTCACATGTGATCTTATGAATGTTAAATTTGTTTTAAGGTATTTTTGTATCTTTAACTTTATTATACCTGCAGCATCATACATTGACAATATATTGGCCCTGGCAATTGTCTTAGTCCAACCCCACGAAAGATGGCCATCGTTAGTATAAGAACTATTGTCCAAAGACCACCTCATGTACCTAAACTCATCTCTCATTGCATAAAATTTACTCAAAGGTAAAATATTATCAATGACGATTGGAAATTCAAGATTTTTCATCTTCATCAAACGGTGGCATAACAGTAATATTAAATGCTAAAGAAATTCTATCGTATGGATCATCGTTTTGACAAACTGAGTGTCTGAGGTCTGATGGAAAAATAACCATAAATCCCTCCATCGGTTTGAAAAAATGAGACGTATTATTAAAGAAATTTTGATATGTTTCCTGAGTATACGCCTCATTTATATTATAATGATTATATTCTAAGTCACTATGCATTTTTAAATAACCACTATCTTGAGTGGTTTTTATCCACAAACATCCAGACAAATGACACCCTGGATGAGTATGTGGAACATTCTCACTATCTTTATTATTAATATTTAACCAACAACTATCAACTGTCACTTTCGTGTCAGACTTGAACATTGTATTTACAGTTTGACCAATATATTTTTTTAGAAAATTGACACAATCCTGAAAATCATCATCATTTATTATTTTTGTAGAAGAGTGCCATCCGTTCTTATTTGATCTCTGAATACCAGAACATTTTGATCTAGTCTCATATGCATAATCGATAAACTTTTCCCTGAACTCAAGGAATTCAGGGTTAGTATCCGTTCTTGTTACAAGTTGGGGAAATAATGGAATGTATTCAATGTTATTCATATTGACATGTCACATACAATAATTATAGAATAAATTTCAATTTAAATCAACTACTGATATCTCCGAAAGTCTTCCATGTATTGCTGGTTGTGTAGACCCAACCCACTGTACCACCTGCTTCAGGATTTGCATTGAAAACAACGTCACCAGGGTTACCAGCATTTGATGGTGTTGCAATACCAACAGTGATTTGTCTAGAAACCGATGCATTACCTTGAAGGAACATACTATTTGCTTCAAATCCTTCTTCAGATGTATTAGTCACCTTCTGTGAGAATTGTACAGGACCATTGAATTGGGACAGAATGTCACGAGAGTCTCCGCCATCTACAATAAAGTTTCTTGCAACTTTCAGAACAGAACCCTCAACAAAGTTAAACTCGGAAGTTTCGTTCTTTGAGCCTACGGTATAAGGATCTTCACCTGTAACTGTTTGAATCGGTGTATCGTAAACCTGTTCTCTACCAGTATTAGAAGCAATTCTCTTGTTACCGATATAGAAGTCACCTCTATCATTCATACCAGTGTAGTTTACAACACCACCACCGACAGTTTGTGACTGTACGTTAATCTGTTCATCAAGCGATAATTGCTTTGTCTGTTTACTTGGGAATGCAGTGGAATAGTTACCAGGACCATAACCCAGATATTCAAACGTATGACCAGATGCACGAATGATAGAATTTCTTCTGAATTCAAGTGGATAGAATCTAATCCTATTGACAACAGACCCATTTGTATGAGTATCTGCAATACTTCCAAAGACACCCCTAAAGACTCTTAATTCAGTAACACCCGAAGTTCTACTTACGGTTCTACTGATTCTCATGATTTCATCATCAATTTGAATAAAATCACCAATTTGGAATGCATAATTTGTCATATTATTGACATTAATTATGTTTGTGGTTTTACTGGTGATTGCTGCTGACAGAGTAGTAGAGATACCTGCATAGATTGAAGTTTCTCTACCATGAAGTCTACCATTACCAACCACAAGGTCACCTGCATTATTATAGATACCTGCAGAGTGAATTCTAATTGTACCACCAGTCGCTGGTGTGACAGTGCTGACACCAACGTCTAAGACAACCGTTGTCAAACCAATCTTATCAACACATACAAATACACCATTGTAAAATGTTTGAGCAGCACCACTGACTCTTACACTATTGTTAACACGGAAGCTGTTCGCATAGTCTGTAGTAACTGTAGCAAGACCAACATTTTTATTGTATACAAAACTTGCAGTATCATAAGAAGGGCCAGTGACAGAGAATGCACCTGGTGCACAAACACCAATACCAAGACCAGTTGTTGTAATACCTGGAGACACTGAGTCTAATGGTTCAACTTCAAACTCTTTTAATCCAGATATAGATGTAATTCTGTACTGAGTATTGAACCTTCTACCGTCATAATCATTAATACCCGTGATATTAATAGTGTCGTTTCTATTATCGTAGATTTTATTAACAGTACCCGTTGCCACTGTAAATCCAGTGGTCGTTGCAATACCAACAACTCTAAAAGTATCACCCTCAACAAAGGCACTACCACCATCCATAATTGCGATGTCAATAATTTCGCTAGAACTTGTTCCATCTACGGTGACTAATGCAGTAGCATGTCTTCCGAGTGAACCAGCACCAGTGTTCTCAAGTTTAGCATTGTAATAGTATTGAATCGTAGAAGAACCGTCACCATAACCTGCACCAACATTATCGATAACAGGTCTTGTAATTCTACCTAAACCATGCTCAATATCAGTAAAGATTGTATATGCTGTACCAACATTATTCGAAACAATATCAGTAATACCGATACCAATACCAGTATCTGAGAAAAGTTCTTCTAAAGTCTCTCCAGTAATACTCTTTGTGGGTTCGTTGATTTTGACTTCACCAATGTTACTTGGGAGAGCGTGACATGCAGATGATTCAGAGGTTGATGTGGGATTATCTCTATCAAGTTGTGGATAAAGATTTCTTACAGGTTGAGGGAAAGCAAAATCCTTTGTGTTAAAAGGTGCAACAGATGGTTGTTGATCCGCATTAATCAGACTCAGATAATAGACACCATCTTGCTCACCATTCTTATAGTCATTGATGGTAGTTACATCATAACAGAAGTAATTACCAACATAGTTCTTTCTCTTGAATGTTGGAAGAGCCGTTGTTCTCTGAGACGTATTGTTTGTAAATGTACCAGGGTCCGTGTAGATCTGATTTACAGTGAATGTCTTTGCACTTGTGATACCTGTGACCTCATATGTTCCATTATAACCAGAATTTCCTACGCCAACAGTTGGGAACAAGGAGCTGGTAATGTTATTAATTTCTACAGTCGATCCAATCGAAAGATTGTGTGGTTTTTCAGTGCTGTAAAAAGCAATACCCGAAACATAATTTGCATCAGAGATGAAACTAAAGTTTCTCATCTGAGCATCATTATTCATGTCAACAGAACCTGGATTGAACTCAAGAGCAACCTCAGTATTAGTTGCACCAGTTACATCACCAGATTCTTGTAAGATGTAACTATCGAGTGGTGGTCTTGCAGAATCAGATCCAGTTGACGATGGAATAACAAATCTGACCTGGTGAATTCTATCAGATGACTGTCTTGTATCAACTTGTCTTTCAAAGAATGTTCTTGGTGATGCATCACCTAAACCACCACCTATCAATTTAGAATAAATGTTATTCTCGGTTGAAGCACCAGATACATTTACATACCACTGATTTTCAGTAGAATCATACTGTACAGGGTGACCGACATCACCAGCAGATTTATCACTTACTCTACTTTCAACAATCAATGTATCTCCAAGATTGTTAATACCGATGTCATTTCCAGTCAGAGAATCATTTAAGGTTTGTGCTAATTGCATTTGATCAGCACCAAGACCGTCTACGATTGAGAAGTAAACTTTATTGTGCTCAAGACCGTCAGGTAATCTACCATCATTTGAAATAACTCTGACAGATTCACCTTGAATAAACTGGTGACTTTCAGTAAATGTAAGTGTATTATTCGTAATACTATTACCAGTAGATACGTTTCTTCCCACTCTTCCGATTTTCTTTGAAGAAATTTTCTTCGTAGCATAATTTGTATCTGCCATCACAATTCTGGCACGGAAATTCACTGGACTACCAGATTCTGGAATAATGACGTTCAGTTCATCATTTCTCTTAGCACCAAATCTATAACCCTGAATAGTAGTGATTGGTGGTTCATCAATGTTTGTCTCTTCATAAAGATAAAGTCTTGATGTGTTAGCAACGGAAGTTGTTTTTGAAATATCAATAGATGAGAATTCAATAGTTGCAACTTCAGGTTTGAGTTTTCTTGGAGGAATGACTTGTGTAATATAACCTACATCATCCTGGGAGAATACATTATTTTTATATCCCTTTGATACAAGAGCAGTCTGACCGAAGTTTGAGTTCGAGTTAGTGACGGAGAAGTCACCACCAGACTCAACTACAAATTGATTTGCATAACCAATAGCAAAAATTGAAACTAACTGAATCAGTGAGTTATTTGATGCCTTAATGTGGAAGTTTACGTAGTCGGGTCTGTAAACAGCGTCAATATCTTTGTGAAGATTTGGAACAGTTGTAAAATCATCAAAAGTTCCACTAGTTGAATTATATTTTACAAATGCCTTGTCATCTACTTGAAGACCGACACCAGTGTATTGTGCTACGACCATGGACTTGAATCCATCAGCCTTACTACCATCGGCATGCATACCACACATACCGAAGATTGATCTCAATGATACATTAAAGACGTATGGAGATGCAGATGTGACAGTATCTGTAGAAAGTTCAATATTTGATCCTGTTGGATTAGGTAATGCATCACCAGGAGCTACAGGGACTTCATACTTGAATCCTGTTGTACCATTGACATCAGTGTCTGTAATTTCTGTGACAAGAAATGTTCCATTATATCTGTTATCTGTAACGTTGTTAATGATGACATTAGTATCAGTGTTCAGACCTTGAATACCCTCAGAAAGTTTAACGTCGATGACAGTGGTTGCAGTTACACCGTCTCCAGCTTTGATACTATTAATACCAACTGTACCACTAACTGGACCAACGATTCTAAACTCGTCAATTTTAGGATTGATATCTACATTTGCACTAGGGTAATCTGGTTCGATTTCACGTCCACTACCAGGTCCATAAGCAATACCAATCTTTTCATAATACATGTCAAGATCAGTACGATCTGTTGTGTAGTTTAAGAAGTCATCAGTAATATCAACATCATTTCTACCGTCAGCATATTCAAATGCAGTCAGTCTGTGATGTGAAAATGTGGGTTTGAATTTATTTGTACTATAATCTTTGTAACATGCCTTATTGGTATCTGCGTCCTTGATAGTGAAAGAGTTTAGATAACAACCACCAGTAAGTCTGAAGATTGCAGATCTTTCAATTAGATCATTTTCTGGATTTGGAACATAGATTGGTCTGATGACACACTTTCTGAGGTCTTGCCCAACAATAGAACAACCTCTTGGTACAACAACACCACCATGGATACTATTCACCTTATACAGGTCATTGTTTGTATCAAAGATATCAAAGTTTGTTGTGTTACT